AGTCCGACGACCCGACGGTCCTTGTGACGCTGTTTGACGTGTGGACGTTGAAGAACCCGCGCCTGTCCGAGCTGCCGCATGTGTTGTCGTGGGTGCCGGTCGACCACATGAATGTGGTGCCGGAGGTGCTTTCGTGGGTGTCGCGTCCGAACGTGACTCCGGTTGCGATGTCGCAGCATGGGCGGGAGGCGATGGCACGGGCGGGGGTGGAGTCGACGTTCATTCCGCATGCGTTGGAGAAGCATTGGAAGCCGACGCCGTTTGAGGATGACCCGTGGCCGGGACGGTTCGTGGTGACGATTCCGAACGCGAACAAGGGTGTGCTGCCGTCGCGGAAGGCGTGGGGGGAGAACCTGCTGGCGTTCGCCATTTTCGCGCAGAAGCATCCTGACGCGCTCCTGTACCTGCATACGGAGGCCCGGTCGACGGGCGGTATCGACCTGGTGGCACTCATCAAGGCGTGTGGCATTCCGCAGGAGCAGGTGACGTTCGTGGACCCGTATTCGCACCGGATGGGGGTGGACGATAAGACGATGGCGCGCATCTACACGCGGTCGGACGTGCTGCTGTCGGCGACGGCGGGTGAGGGGTTCGGCCTGCCGGTCCTCGGGGCGCAAGCGTGCGGCACGCGGGTGGTGGTGTCGGACTTCTCCGCTCAGCCGGAACTGGTAGGTGATGGGTGGAAGGTTGAGGTGCAGCCGCAATGGAACCCGACGCAGCAGGGCTGGTTTGCGACGCCGATGGTCGGGTCGATTGTGGAGGCGCTGGAGGCGGCGTACCAAGGTGGCGGGGGTCATTCGGATGCGGCGGTTGAGTTCGCTGCCCGGTTTGACGCGGACAAGGTGTTCCGTGAGGGGTGGCAGCCGCTGTTGGACCGTTTCGCATGAGGGTCGCGTGGCTGTCGCACCAGTTCGCTGCTGAGCAGCCGTTGCCTGCCCGTCCGGGGCTGCTGCCGGGGCTGTATGCGGGTGGGGCGGAGCGTTCGACGGAGGAGATGCTGGCGCAGGCTCCTGCCGGGGTGGAGGTGACGCGGTTCACGCTGCCTGGAGGGTTCGGTGACCTGTCCGGCTTCGACCGTGTGGTGGTTGGGGCGACGGAGATGCTGTCGCCGTTGGCGGTGAAGGCGCTCGTCAAGTATCGGCCTGTGCTGTGGGTCCGGTCGGTGCAGGACGAACGGTTGGCGCGCCTGTTCGAGGCGTCACGGCTCGTCGTGTGGCCGTCGCATGAGATTGTGAAGTTTCACCCGTGGTTCCAGGGCGACTATCAGGTGTGTCCGGCCCCGTTGGACCCGTCTGAGATTCCTCGCGGCATGCCGAAGGAAGACTTTGCGCTGTGGGCGGGCCGTGACCATTGGCAGAAGGGTGAGGCGGCTGCGCGGGCATGGGCGATTGAGGAAGGCGTCCGGTTTGTGGCGATGAAGGACGCGCCGCGCCGTGAGGTGCTGGAAGCGATGGGTCGCGCCCGCTGGTTCGTTCACCTGCCGCAGCGCATCCCTGACCCGTGTCCTCGGACGGTCATTGAGGCGGAGATTGCGGGCTGTGAGATTGTCACGAACGACCTGTGCGGGCGGGTGCCGGTGCGGGGTGCGGACGCGGTCGCCGAATACGTTTCCGGTTCCGCAGAAAGGTTTTGGACGTGGACGCAGAACGCCTCATAGCCCTCGAAGCACAGTTCGCACCCGCCGTCGAGCAGGGGCGCGGCGTGTTCTCACCGAAAGACAAGTCGCATCATGCGCCGTACAACCTCGGCGGGGACAAGATGGCCGCCGACCGGAACGGGTACGCCCATGTTTACGCGGCGCTGCTGCAAGACCTGAACCCGCAGATGGTTGTGGAGCTGGGCGTGTTCCGTGGCGCGTCGCTGGCGCTGTGGTGCGAACTGTTCCCTGAGGCGATGGTCGTGGGGCTGGATTTGGACTTCGACCGGTTCCGGGAGAACGAGCAGAAACTGCGCGACCGGGGCGCGTTCACGGTGAACTTTCCGCTGCTGCACGAGTGGGATGCTTATGGGGACGACGTGGAGTTTCTTGCGGACCTGCCGGGTATCGACCTGTTCGTGGACGACGGGCCGCACCGTGCTGACGCGATTGCGAACACGGTGCGGCTTGTCGGGCCGCTGATGAACCCCGGCGGCGTGTATGTCGTGGAGGACTTTCCGGGTGGCGGGGACATTCTCGCGGGGGCGTTTCCGCAGGCTCAGGTCATCTACGCCGGGGGGTTGAGCGCGGCAAGGTTGTAGACTCGGCGCGCCTGGAGGTTTCGTATGTCGGATTACTGCACGCTCGGAGACGTCAAGGCGTCGCTGCGTATCACGGACGACATTGACAACGCGCTGCTCGAGCAGACGATTGACGCCGCGTCCCGGTGGATTGACGGGTACTGCCAGCGGTCGTTCACCGCCGCGTCCGGCACCGCAACCCGCGATTACGCGCCGTCGGGCCGCTACGAGCCGCTTTACATTGACGACGCCACGTCGGTCGTGTCGGTGAAGATTGACGACGACCTTGACTACTCGTTCGCTACGACTCTTCAGGCCGGGGTGGACTACCAGTTGGAGCCGCTGAACGCGGTGAAGGACGGCATCGACTGGCCGTACTACCGCATCCTGCCGGTCGAGGACGGCTATTGGCCGACGTGGATGAACCGTGCGACCGTCCGTGTCGAGGCGACCTACGGGTGGCCTGCCGTCCCTGACGCGGTGAAGACGGCGTGCATCTTCCAGTCCGCCCGCCTTTACACACGGTTCTCGTCCCCTGCGGGGGTCGTGTCGTTCGGCGACATGGGCGCTATCCGGGTGTCCCGCATGCTCGACCCGGAGGTTGAGGCGCTGCTGCACCCGTACCGTAAGCACCAGTTCTTCTGATGGCCCTTTCTGACATTCGCGCCGCTATGGGAACGGCCCTGTCTGCCGTTCCGAACCTGCGTGTCCGCGAGCTGATTCCGGCGCTGGTGACGCCGCCTATGGCGGTCGTGTCGCCGTCGTCTATCGAGTACGACCTGAACGCGAAGAACGGTGTGAGCCGCTATCTGTTTACGGTGACGGTGTTTGTGGTGAAGGCGGACGACCGGGCGGCGCAGTTGCGGGTCGACCCGTTCGTCGCCCCGACGGGTACGGGGTCCATCAAGGCGGCGTTGGAGGCTGACCGGACGCTTGGTGGAGTGGTGAATACGCTTCGGGTGACGGATGTGAACAACTATTCGTCTGCGGATGCGAACGACGTGCTGTATTTGGCGGTGGACTTTCAGGTGGAGGTGTTCGCGTGAGGTTCAAGGTGACTGCGCCGTTCAACGGGCTGAAGCCGGGGTCGACGGTTGACGTGTCTGACCTAGCAGGTTGTAACATGGGCATGCTGCTGGGACGGGGTGTTCTCGTTCCGGTGAAGAAGACGAAGAAGGCACCGGCGCAGCCGGTCGAACCGGAGGAGCAGTAGACATGGCGCGTATCGTGCTGACGGATGTCGGTGTCGTCATCGGGTCGACCGACCTGAGTGACCACGTCGCTTCTGTGACCATCAATCAGAATGTTGACGAGGTCGAGACGACCGCGTTCGGCGACGGTGGCCGGACCCGTGTCGGCGGGCTGGAGGACTCCAGCATCACGCTGGACTTCCACCAGGACTTCGCTGCCGGTGAGGTCGACGCGACCATCGCGCCGCTTGTCGGCGGAACGGCGGCGTTCGAGATTTCGCCGTTCGGTACCGCTGTTGCGGCGTCGGGGACTGCTCCTCGCTACTCGGGGACGGTTCTGCTGACGGAGTGGACGCCGCTGGACGGCACCGTCGGTGACCTGTCGACCGCTTCGGTGACGTGGCCGGTGTCCGGCGTCATCGCCCGTGGTACTGCCTGAGACAACTGATACGGAGGTTCCTGCGTGGCTGTTTCCCTTTCGTGCAAAGTTTGGATTGACGGTCAGGACCACGACTACCCGGTGACGCCGAAGGTCGAGGTCGACTTCGAACGGAAGTTCGGCGTCGGCATCGGCAAGGCGTTCCAAGAGCAGAAGCGCGAACACCAGCACTATCTTGCGTGGCTTGCGGTGAAGGCGTCCGGGGCGGTTGTGAAGCCGTTCGACGGGTGGCTGGAGACGGTCGAGAACACCGAAGTTACGGTGGCGACGGACCCTCTTTGATAAGCAGTCGCTGACGTGGACGGTGGCGGCGATTGCTGTTGAGACGGGCCTTCCACCGTCCGAGCTGCTGGCTGACACTTGGATGCTGCGGGCGATTGTG